AGAGCCTAATTATTATATAGCTAACACTATAATTTAATTCATACATATGGCAAAAATAAAACAAGATAGAGAGCTTTTAAAAATTATAGATGACTATAAAACTTTCATTAATGCTGAAAAGAGAATTAATGCACCAATCATTGTTTCTGAACCTAAAGGAAATCATGGTACATCTCTTTATACTAAAAAACATCTTCACTCAGAGTTCCACTTCGGAAATACCTTCATGACTTGTGAAGTACGAAATGGAGATAAAACAGATTGTTCATTCCAGATAGTTTCGGATAAATTCAAAAAAGGAGTAGTTATCCGCTATGACAGTGGTGGAGGTACTCATAAAAACGAAGTTCCGTTTATACCTTTAGCTGAGCAAAGTGTTACAACTCCTCATTTTCACAAATATGATGATAATGGATATTTCTTAGCCTATAAAACAGACTTATTGAATAATCCCAAACAAGCTGAGCATTTATTTGACATTGACTTTGGTTTTCCTTACTTTTGCCAAGAAAGTGTGATCTACACTAATGATGAGCATGAATTACCTGAAATACAAGTATTTCGAGAAGGCTATCTTCCTTTCGAAAGAGAAGACACTTGAAGGAATAAATTTTTAAGAGATGGAAAAACTTATTGAATATATCATCAAATCCTACAATTCTTTATGGAAAATAAAGAAACATGGAAATACTTTTGAGATCATAACACCGATAGCAACAACAAGTAATATCTTTGTTTCCGTCTTTTTAACTCGAAGAGGAGATGATTTTATTGTTACTGATGGTGGTTGGATAGACAGTGGTATGTATGAATGTGAAGCTAATTCTGATGACATATACTATTTCAAACTATTCCAGTATTATTTAGAAGATTATGAAATAGATATTTTAGAACATGCTGGCTATCATTACTATTATAAAAAAATAGAGAAAGCAGAGCTAGTACCAAATATAGTATACGACTTGTCCAGTTTCATTAATGCCGTAGTTAGTGCATCTTTTATCTCTTTTGAAGAAAAAAAGGAAAAAGAACAAATTGGTAGATTTAAAAGGAATGCCACTAATTTCATACATAACCTTGTAGATAAGGAACACTTAAAAACCAACTACTCTATACATGAAGGATTAGCAATTAAATTCAATGCTGTTGTTCTTCGAAATAATAGAATGACGCTTATTAATTACGTTACAGGTTCTAATGATACAAATTTCATATTAAGTTTAGGGCGTTCTAATTTGAATTATGATGCAGTAGATGCACATGCCATCAATAGCCGTATCAATCATAAAATAACTCTAATAGATGATACTACAAAATCTATTCAATCTCCTAAAATTGCTCCTTACTTAAAGTCTATTGAAACCAAATCAGGGCGTACGTATTTAAAATGGCATGAAAAATCCCATTTAAAAGAATTAGTGGAATAAATTACGCTTTATAAATAAAATATGATTCTTAAACAATGATACAAACTAGAAGTAAACACTATATATGGAACTAAAAGAATTTATAAAAGACACAGTTACTCAAATAGCAGATGCAGTAACAGAGTTAAATGGTGGAACATCAAAATATCCACTAACCATTAATCCTATTGGTGATATAGGGAAACAGGATTCAAATTACATAGAGATAGCGTCAAAACATTGTTATATCACAAATATTGAATTTAATCTGTCATTGACAACATCTGACAATAAAGGAAACAATACAAAAGTTGGTGTGTTTGCAAGCATTATAGGAGTAGGTGTATCTTCTAATGAAGATGCACAAAATGAATCTGTAAGCAGAATAAAGTTCTCCTTACCCATGCTTTTACCAAACAAGGAAGTTTAAAATTATTAAGGCAATTTTCCTTCTTTGATATATTTATATGTATAATCAGCCACATTAATGAAAGAACTGGTTCCATTCACTTTTGTGACATAACCAATGCAGCGTTCTCTTAAAGCTTGATCTTTTTTAAGTTCTCTACGAACTTTACGCACTCTCATCCATTTTTGGATGCTTCTAAAAAACATTTTCATAAACGCACTATTTTAGTTTGACAATGCGCAAATATAATATTTAAAGTAATATAAAACATGAAACTCAAAAATCTTGATAGTACATAAAACAGCAAATGGTCGAATTATGGTCGAACCATAAAAAAAGCAGGACTATATAATTGATATAC